CGCAAGGTGAGTTCCAAACTAAGCGTTTTATTTTATTAGATTAATATGTAGTGATTAGAATTATATTTAAAGAATTGTACAATTTTCTTTATGTATATGTAATTCCATGAACAATTACTTAACAGTGTACAGCTGTACGTAATTATTAATCTAGTTTTCTTTTAATTTGATATTTTTCCATTTATTTATATATATATAAAAATCTATGAATTGCATCAGTAATAGATTATAGTATCGACAATTTGCGAAAATGATTCTTGTAACGAATTCTTATTTTGGGAATTTAATTTAAATATACGGGGGGTTAGAGTATATGGTAATTATTTTCTACGGGGCTACGGTTCCTGTAATAGTAAGAGGGTGTATAGGATGATGAAAGAGTAAATAGTCGGCTAGATATTATAATTTGTGAACCTTGACAGTAATAGGAATTAAATTTGCAGGACGGATTTTATATCCTGATAACGTAAAACAGATTAAATATGCGAAAGCAACCATGTATAAGTTCAATAAGATCGAACGCAGAGAGGAGAAGGCCCAGGGGGAACCTCTACATGGTGTGGGAGAACAATATCAACAATTTAGAGAATGGAAAGGTGACCGAAAGGTAGGCAATAACATGAGACAAAATGCCGTCTCAAACCTTTTACAGTTAAATACGTTGAGGAATTTTGAATTATGGGAGGAAACATTTATTAATGAACAGCTTGAACAATCGTATGAGATTGACTTACTATCTTTGAATAGGAAGGCAGTTGAATTTGATATAATTAAGCGTTTATTACCAATTAATAAGATTTGTTATGTTGATCGTAAGTTAGCAGATGATTATTTTGCAAAAATAAATGAGAAGAAATTCTCATTTGAATTTTTGCGATTTTCGCGTTTTAAAGACGCAAGTCATATGTTAGATGTTATGGTTGATTTGATAATAAGAATATTGAGTTTTGGCTATTGGAAGCAGACTCAGTATATAGAAGAGGCCGCAGTAGCGGTAGGTAGATTTTTGATGAAAGGTAATTTTTGTGATCTTTTGGCTTTGCCATTAGTGAATAAATTTTGCTTTAATCATACTTTCTACGTGAAGGTGCCATTTAAGAGTAGATCATATTGTCCAAAAGCTTTTCTTTATTTATTATCCCATCTAGCACATGGAATGGGATGTATAAATTTAGGAAGGATTTTTACGCAGTTGACTAGTACGCGATACAAGAAATTGTATATGCTGGAAACTCAATCAGGAAATGAATTTACTCCAAGGAGATGGATGAGTGCACAGGAAATGCTCGATTATTCGTGTAAGGTTTTGGAACGACCTCATGCGGAAGAATATGAGTATAAAGTGGAAGTAAGGAGATTAGATGAAGCTGTGCAGGATTTGTTAGAGAAGTGTAAGTTAGAGGCAATGAAGAAGAATTTAGAGAGAGATTTTCAGGAGAAGAAGGAGAGAGAAGCTCGACATGCGAATGAACTTGCACAGAAGAATGGTAACTGGAAAGGACGATGGAATGAAATGGTTATGGAGGGTATTTTTAAGAAGATGCCAGAGATTCAAACTATTAAGAATGGACCAGATCATAAGTTGGTCTTTACAGTTAAAGCGTTTTATGAGGAATTTGAAGGAATGGGTATAGGACGCACATTGAAGGAAGCGGAACAAGATGCATATAGATTGCTTTTACGAGCAATGAACTATGTGCAGTTGGATGATTTAGACGGATTATCACTTGGTGAATTAAGGACGATACGAGCAGCTCAAATTACTAAATTAGGTTGTAAATGTACGGGTCCGTTATTTTGCGATTCGCATTTGCAGATGGACGGTTTGAACATTGAACAACTTAAGGTGGATATTCGTGCGGATAGAAGAAATACAGCGCAAGCTAATGGATTTGCTATGAAGGCAGCACAATGGTTTTTCCCTCAAGCGTTTACAGAGAAGGGAGAGATTAAAGTGGTGTTGGAGCATAAATTCGGATTAGGAGAGAAAGCGAACTCTTTTTTCGGATATTTAAAAACAAAGGCCGCAGGAATTTTAGAATTCCTGGGCGAAGGAGGACGACACCTCCTTGATACATTAGTAGAGCTTTATGATAAGGTTATTAGTATTATCCCGGATAGTGTAAAGGAATATAGTGCTATAATTATTGGCGTTATTGCTGTAGCTTGCTTATATTGTCTAGCTTATTTTGTTCTTAGGAATAATTTAGGTAGGATAAAATTAGCGATTACAGGTATATGGCAAATGTTTAATTATTATGGTGATTATACTTACAATAAGGTGGAGAAATTTTGTAAGAAAGTGTTTATGGTAGAGGAGTATGAGGTTCAAGGATTTTCAAATGTAGCTGGAGGATTAATAGCAATGTTATCCTCAATTATGTTTGGAGGTGATTTGAATCATAAGCATGTGAGTAATTTTAATAACCTAGTGAGAGCTGGCGGATCGATAGCAGAGGTGATAGAATGGTCTATGACGAATTCTCAGAAATTGGTTGCTTATGCAGCTGAACAAGTTCTCGGGAGACCAGTATTTTCTGAAAGGAAATTACTTGAAAAGTACCGAGAGCTTTATGAGACGTGGAAGAGATTGAAGAATGAGATAGATGGATTGACCAAATTTGTGAAGAGTGATGTGAAGGACGAAGTTATTGATTTTAACAAAGAAGTATTTAAATACTACCCTAAAATTGTTGAATCAAAAGCTTTTATTCCTGATCAGAAGCGATGGATACATCAAGCTATGTTTGATGTACAGAGGTGGTCACAAGAAGTTTTGTCATTTGGTAGGACTGCTAAGCCGCGGACGCCGCCTACACGAGTTAATCTCGTTGGGGCGACCGCGACTGGTAAATCTTATCAAACAAATATGTTTTTGTCGTATTTATATCACTTATCTAAGAAATGGAACAAGAACTTAGTAGGTGATTTTAATACTTCACAGATATATGAACGACAAGCGGAAGAAGAATTTTGGTCAAATTATCATTCTCAGTGGGCTGTTACTATTCAGGATTGGCTGCAATCAAAAGACCCGGAAATTAGGCATAAGCAAGCGATGGAAGAGATAGCTATGGGAGGTAATACTCCCTGGCCGCTTATTATGCCTGATTTAGTTTCGAAAGGAACTACCTTTTTTGATTCCTCTTATGTATTTTCAACATCTAATGTGTTGGGAGTGCCTGAGGATTTGCAATTGGTATCGACGGAAGCATTTACTAGAAGGATTGATACGACTATAATCGTAATAGTAAATAAGGAATTTGCAACTAATCCAGATGCTAGTGATTTGGAACGACGATTTGATATTTCTAAAGTACAGACTGAGTCTTTTACGGATTTGGAAGGTGCTTGGAGTTATTATTTGGTTGAGGATTTGCAGAAGATGGGTCATGAGCGAGAGAATTTATTGGATGTGCATGGATCGTTGGTTAGAGGATTGCAGCAGGCTCATCAGAAGGCAAAGAAGATGACGTTTAGAGAAGTGTGTGCTAGGATAGATGGGATAGCAAAGGCTAGGTACACACATAGTGGAAATTATGATAAGATGTTGCAAACGAAGTGGGATATCGAACCGCAAGGTTATTTTGATCACTTTTGGCCCAACGAGTTGAAGAATTTTATGGATGGAAAGGAATTTTATCGCGATGGAGGATTAAATATGTTGTTTGAACAAAGGTATACAACTAACGATAGAAAATGTCTTGAGGGCCATAATTTTGAGACAATGCGACACGAATGGATTGATAGCAAACTTACTTTTAACGATTTAGTCAAGCGGATTGAATCGCCAGTGTTAGATAACTTATTTCGAATGAGCTTATATTCTAGGTATCGTATGCTTTATGCAATTTATTGTGTAAATTGGTATGATACTAAGGAGTTTGTTACTGCGAGTGAGTTGTTTGCTGCTGTGGTCATTAGAGCGGACCTTAGTGAGTTGAGAATAATAGATAGGTATGAATACATAGGAGATAGAAATTATACGTGGAATTGTGAAAATTTTGGATATTTGAATACGGAATCTGGAAGGATTTTGCATTTTTATTTATCTAAGGTTGTAGTGACTTCACATGTTAGATTGGCTAATGTCGATATTTCTATTGAACCTATGTCTTGTGCTTATGCTGTTATGAGAAAATTAGGAGCATCACCATGGTTTTTAGCACTTGGAACTATTGGAATAGGAGTCGCTTCCTATATTGCTGCACAACGAATGCTAACGAATTATGTATTTACTGCTCAATCTTCCGATCCGAAGTTATGGAAGAAAGATCAGCAAGTATATAATACAGGACACTGGGGACGAGGACGACCAAAAGTTCCCAATAGTCATTTGGTTGGGGTTTCTACTCAAGGACCTCCTACCAAAGTACTTAATCCACAGAGTGATTATACCCTTATAAAACCTGTCAAGGACCAGATGGCAGATGCGAAATCTAAATGGGATCAATATGTTGCAGAAGCACAAGGACAGGACAAATCAGCACATGAACTTTTTGTTCAAAAGATTTGTCGCAACTATAGAGACCTTTTTATTTATTATAAGGATGGACAGAAGTACGAGGCAAGAATTTTCTTTATTGGAGGACGAGTTGCGTTTAGCGCAGGACATATGTTCGTTCCTCCAATTGAGAAAATTGGATTCGGTAATATTGATGGTGGAGGCGGTGAAACTATGCTTTCCCCATTGCAATATAAAGTTAAATTCTTTGAAGGTGTTGACATTTGTAGGATTGTGTTTGATGGAACAATTGGCCAAACACGATCCTTAGTTAAACATCTTTGGGATTTTGACGAAGACCTGACCGAAGTGATGCCCGTAAGAGTGGATTATGATATACAAGGAGGCTCTACCTGGATGACGAATGGTAGAGACTTTGAATACATGGCTGAACTTAAAGCCGCGGATACTCTACACAAAGCAACCTTTGTGTCTAGAGATGTAGTATGGGTGAATGGAATAAAAGGAGAGAAAGGACATTGTGGACTTGTTTATATAACGCTTGATAATAAAGTTCGCAAAAAGATAATAGGAATGCATGTTGCAGGACACCATGTACTTGGTTCAGCATGTTTGCCTATTAGACTCCGATATCTAGAGGGACTTACTGAGGATGATAAACGTCCCCTTGGAAAGTTGCCTACGCTAGTATCACAGATGGTTGAAACTCAAGGTTTCCCACCTTTTATGCCCCATTTGCACCCATATGCAAAGTTGAAGAATAAATCATACATGAATGACAAATCTAAGATTATTCCATCTCAATTTATGACCGGTGTTACAACATTAGACGGTTTAGATTTGAAATGTCCTTTTAAGATTACAAAGGCCCCCGCTAGGCTAGACAAATTTAAAGGGAAAGATGGAGAAGAAATATCTCCATTGTGGAATGGATTACGAAAGTATAGGGATGTGCACACGCCCATGTACGATGAAAGATTTTTAGAAATTGTTAGTGACCCACGCAATTTTGAAAGTATGATAGATTGGAAACAGGGAGATCCGCCCCTGGAAATTCTTACAGAGAGAGAAGCTATAATAGGTTCTATCCCTTATAATATGAATGGACTAGAATGGTCTTCTTCACCTGGCTTGCCCCATACACTTAAAGGCCATAAGAAGACTGATTTAGTTACAGTATATTATAAAGGAAAAGAAATTAAGCATGCAGAAATTAATCCTGTTCTAATACAAGATTATGAGGTCAAGTTGCACCCCGACTTGAGATCGATTCTGGATGATCAATACTCCTCTCTGGAGAAAGGAAAGGTACCATGTGATTATGCTCAGCTAACGGAGAAAGATGAGCTACGCGACCTTGCTCGCGTTGTTGCAGGAAGTACACGACTCTTTTTAAATATGAACACGGCTAGTCAGATAATTAATAAAAGAGTCTTTGGAATATTCGTCAATAAACTAGCCAATATGCGTCACAAAGGTGCAGCACAAGTAGGTATAAACGTTCATTCTTTTGAATGGGCACTGCTTTATTCGCGATTGACCGCTTATGGTGGACATGATCGCTTAGGAGGTGGAGATTTTAGTAGATTCGACATTTCGGTTAAACTCAGGTTCTTATATGAGTTCGCGAAGTGGTTTACTAGATATTATCGTACGGAAGATAGAGAATTTGTTACTCTTGTAATATATTCAATTTTCCAACCGGTAATTATAATGCCCCAAGGAATATACCAGTCATATGAGCAGCAATGCTCTGGACATTGGATGACAGCTACACTGAATAGTCTCTATAATGAATGGATACATAGGATAGCATGGAGACTGCTCGCCCCACAAGAATTGGAATTTAAATTCAGCCTATATGTGATGCTCGTCGTTTACGGCGATGATTCAGGCTGGGGAGCAAAACAAGAGTGTGTTAAATGGTGGAACATGAAGCAATTGCAGAAAGTTTTTCTTAAATATTTTGGAATGGAATATACTAGTCCAACAAAGGAGGAAGCGTTTAGTGAGTTTTTAACACTAGAGAACTTCTCATTCCTGAAGAGGAAATTCCGTATTGACGGACCTTTTGTTTATCCGACTTTGGATAAGGAGTCGATTGAACAAAGTTTACTTTATGTAAACAGGTCTACGAAGAAAGAACAAGATGATGCCCTATATTCATCTTGTCGTTCAGCGACAATCGAAGCATTTTATTATGGAAGAACTTATTTTGATGATCTAGTCAAAATTATGCAACCACGCCTTTTGGCGATAGATCCGAGTTTTATATTACCATGGTCTTATGATGATTTACATCATCGTTGGACCTTTGGAATGGCTAATCAATAATTAGCCATGGGTTCTCGATTATCCCGCAGGTCAAAAATCGTATTTGTAAATAGATCTTCTCTGCAAAATGGCGCAGAGTATGCTTTTACATCTTATTGCCTGAATTCGGCTATTTGGAGAGGCCCATCCGAATAGTATAACGTCCGAGGCTGCAAACACAACAAGTAACACACAAACCTATGATCAGACATTGACTTCTGTTCAAGGCGATGGACCCCAAAGTCAAAAAGAGTTAACAGTTTTTAAGGAGTCGACCAATGTACTCCAGAAAACACCGGATAAGGACCCTAACAACGTCATGAAACTTATTTCAAATCCTTTTCCGGACCAAACTCCTAGAGAGTTGTTAGGGCGCATGTATGTTGTAGGACAGCTGGTGTGGACAACGTCTACGTCACCTCAACTCGTATTAAATTTTCCCGCTGCATTGCTTGGCTTTCCTCTTATAGCTAAAGCATTGTCTGCATTCCTCCTCATGAGAGCATCTGTACGCATTCGCGTAACGATGGACTCTACTCCGTATCATTATGGACTGTTACAAACGTCCTATATACCGAATCATGTTGGAACGAACCATGCTCAGGATATTTATGAGCAAAGTGGGAATCGACCAATTATTATGAGTGCTTCACAATCGAACACATGCGAATTCGATATTCCTTATATGAACCCGCAATCATTTATCAGAATTGCCGGAGCTGTTAGTTCATTAGCAGTCGTTTGGGTCTCTGCACTAACTCCGTTAGGACAGGGAAGCCCAGATGTCAGCACAGCAGTAACAGTTACGGTATATGCCGGTTTCAAGGACCTAGAAACTGCACAGTATATTTGTCAATCAGGAAAGGAATTTCGTCCTCGGTATATTCGTCGGGAAGCTATCGAGAAGAGCGTTGACCACGTAGAGAGTGGCATCGCTGGTGCGATTGAGACAGTAAAAGGAATAATAGAGAAAATACCAGTTATTGGTTCTATTATGGAGGCGTTACCTAGTATCTTAGATAAGCCGACCTCAGTTGAGAGCCTTACAAAAGTTGTACCAGACTTTTCAAAGGATCTTGCTTGTGGTGCAGGACTTTCATATGCCACTTTACTGGCCTTAACGCCAGACGCTGCGGTTTCTAATACCTCGCCTATAACGGGGGAAGATTCACCAGTTAAAACAATTGAAGAGATTGCTCGGACACCTATGTTAAAATGGATCGCAGTATTTACCAGTGTTGCGAATGTATTTTCGACATATGTTCATCCGAAAGATAACATCTCTCACCAGGACTATCTTCATTGGATGTCCAGATGGTGGCGCTACTGGCGTGGATCTATACGATACGCGTTACAGTTTTCGTGTGCAATAACGACTGTAGCAAAGTTTCAGATTACATTGCTCTATAGTCCCGTATTACCAACGGGATTAGGAGATGCAATTAGTCAAGTGATCGATGTCAGAGGTGACACAATTATAGAATTTGATGTTCCATATTGTCATCCGTACTTTTGGATGGGTACGAATGTAGAAGGAACAACAGAGCAACCCAATTGTACTCTACGTGTAGAGGTCCTGGGATCAATTCAAGGACAAGTTACTACACCTACGATTTATATGGCAGTTTGGCGAGCTGGAGGACCCGATATCCAGTTTGCTCAGCTAGTCGATCGACAGACCGACGAAGCCATTGAAGCAAGGAAGAAACGAGAGAACAAAGGGAAAGGAAAAGCAGTATTAAGAACTAGTTCAATAATAGTTAGTGATGCTGAAGTACAATATGATCCAGTTAAAGCATTCAAAGCAAAGGAGATGCCTTTCTTAGCTGGTATGTTCTATACTCATGAGTCTAGAATATGCCAAGCTGAGACAGCAACTACCGTTAATGATTGCATCAAGAGGATGGCGGCGAGTGCAGCTACAACTGCGCCCCCTAGCTACCCTGATGTTACTCAGAACGCTCCTTTTCATGGCTTTTCAGGTGTTTTTAAATACTGGAAAGGATCAAGAAGAATGTGGATTCGACATGTTACATCTGATGGATTACCATGGACGAATATGGACTATTGTGCGATTGCTCTGCAAGGCCCTGATGGATTATACCATGCTAGTAATGGAACAGTGATAGCACTGCCATATCTAAACCCGGTATCTGAAATCGAAATTCCGTATCATAGTAAATTACCCTATGTTGGAACGCAGCTTAACGACAATGCTGCACCAATTTATGCTACGGATACATCATGGGCACCAATAGATATTACTTATTACAACTCGCGTGGCGGTTTGATCGATCGGACAAACCCTACCGTGTTAGTGTCGGCAGGAGAGGATTTCCAGTATATCTATTTAGTAGCACCATCCAGTTCCATTTAAAGCGGTAGTCATACATTAGACCTTGTATGATGATGCGCCCTAGGGTAGGGTATGGATTTTTCGCTAATTACGTTAATAGTAGCATTTGTCGATGAAGTCGCGTGACGACAGAGACAATTAGGCGCTAGGCGGGCGGAATATAGGTT